CCTATTTTCTTAAGGGTTGATCGTGATAGGCCACTCTTCGATGGCCGACTGTCTTTCTGAGGTTGTTGCCTTACTGCGGTCCAGTGTCAGAGACACTACTTCTTCCTTCTTTCCTTTTCGCTTGTTTTTCTTAATGCGATAGGGAGAAAAGAAAGAGCGCTTTTCACCATTGCTGGCTTTCCATGAATACCTAAAACCCTTGCAGGTCCTCGGTATATCAGTGATCGCCACCCACTTAACATCAACAAGTGGGTCCTCTCCGTCGCGTAAGCGTTCCCAGAAATAAGGGTAATCACTTACGGACACTCTATAACCGTTTTTACAGTCAATGAATTTGAACATCCAATGCTGCTTTTCGGTGTTATACCGTGGCTCATGTATGGGTGTTGCCCAATGAACTGTAGGTAATAGAGTATAAGGGCCACTGGCTCGATGCCAGTTAAGCCCTTCTAAAACGCGATGTTTCCAAAGCGTAGTAGTGTGTCCAGTTGGCCGTAAAACTTTAATTCCGGCTGTGTCTGGAAACAATGGAGGTACAATATGTAAACACCCAATAGTACGAACAAGGTAGGTGTCTATGTAAGCAAAGGTAGCAGGTAGTTCAAACGTATCCCACTTTCTTTGCAGGTTATTTCTCACCTTGTAGAGAAAAGAAGCGAACTGCAGTGCACCAAGCTCTTCGTTTTGACCTTCAGGTCTGACAGGCCTAACGTCATAGCCACGGTAAAAGTCACCGCCGCAAGACTCTCGAAAAGGCAAATTACTATAGGTCTTTTTGGGATTCAAAACAAAGTTCAAATCTTCGAAAACACTACAGACGTACTTATGTATGTTACGAGGATAAATTAAATCGTCCCCGTATACACTTATACGGCCTCGGAGGGTTAAGAGCTCTTGAATCGCCTTGAGCAGGCAATAAAAGATTAAAGTCTGCAATGGAAAAGTAAAACCATTGCCCATACCAGAAAAGGTTTCCGTAGGGAAAACAACTCCCTCATAATTAATATAGCGGATCCGTCCAAGATTTACCACTCTCCACCACTCACGTGGGAGGATATGGCGAACGTGGACGCTGGTAATGGACTGAGATGCTGCCTTTAAATCGGCTGTCACAAGTTTTAGACTACGTGACGCATACTCTGCAAGCATTTGATGTATCGGCTGTAGTTTTGTAATATCTAAGCCGTGCTCACATAGGCGGTTTGAAAATACTACGCCAAGTCCATAGGTATAATAGGTTCCCAGAAGGGTGTTTGGAACAATCCCTCTGTCCTTATTATAAGACTTTGGTGCGAAAGACTGTGAAAGGTTATCACACATAGTGAACGTCTGCTTTTCGGCAGCGCGCTCAAGCAATACTTCAGCAAGTAAACCATCGCTGGGTATATACCGTTTGGCGAACCAGTCTATGTGCCCTTTAGAGCCGGTCAATGGATCCTCTGCGAGCTTTACATCTAAATATGCTCGGGAGAAGGGATTCCCAACTGATGCTCTCCTACCAAAACGACACACAGCAAAGTGCTCCTCTTCGTTATAAGAACCTAATATAGCTTTCGCTATACGCCTAGCACGTTGTAATACAACTCTAGTGCTCGACTTAAAGGGTTTATACGTTGAGATGCGTTTCTCATCTTCCATCATTGCATCAAATGTAGCTTGTTGACGCTTTTCAGGAGACAAGGGATCATTTGCAAAGGTGTATCTGTCAAGGAAACCGTCCAATTGGACCCTACACTTTGCAGCATAGGGTGTTCCAATGTACGGCATAGCAGTACGTGATAATTCACGAAACTGTTTAATGTCATTTCGTGCTAGAGCTGAGCTCTGTGCATCATAGACATCCCCAACATGTTTTCGTAGATCACAGTGTAGACGAAGCCAGATATGTCTCATGGCATTATCGGTTGAAATCAAATCCGGTCTACGATTCTTTAACTTCATAGGAGGTCTCCATATGAATTTTTAATTTACTACAGGCTTTATGCCAACGACCCTACAGCCCAGAAATTGGCTGCATCTGAATCAAAGAGCAGCTGAGCTCCCTGAATGTTGAGTTCAGCGGCTTCCGCTGCAGTTGACTCAGGGTGTACCTCCCGCTCAATGCGGATAAGGTTGTAGACGGTTTTACCCGATTCAAGAATTTTCGGGCATACCAGTGTTACTGTCTTCTTATCCTTCGAATACTCGCCAGTAAGCGAGTTATACGTGGGGATACGGTTTTGCAATTTAATGTTAGACCGCGTACGAAAATCAGTAACAGACGAATCGACCAGATGAGTGCCATTAGGTACTTCTTGTCCGTCTTCTGTGTATGTGACATCAGTTCCTCCGGTGACACTATTCGTGCCAGCCTTTTTAAGTATCATACCATTTAGTGGCATAATGGACTCCTTCAGCGCTTCTTGCGCATTAAATTTGGTATCTTTTGCCATATCAAGGCTAGAGAATCCAGTTTACGGAATAAATCCAGTGTGCCCGGGTTGAGTGTTGGCCGAGCAGATAATTTGGGTGCGGTATCTCGATACAGGGTATCAACCTTGTAATCGGGTTTCTCGTCCCAGCTCCACGAAGGAGGGTAGACGAAAGTTACACGCCCATAGAAGTTAAAGTGTTCGAGTTCGGCATGACGGTGATAAATCATCATTGTGTCGATAACATCGATACCTGGCTTTGGCTTAACAGCCGAGAGCCATCCTCCTATGTCCACAAACCAATCAGCAACAAACGAAAGGGGAATTGTCTCGTAAATATGAGACGGAATGTCGCCTATCGTAAGACCGAGTGCCGCTGCCTTCTCTAAGAGAGGCTTAAGCTCACGAGTACGATAATAGATGATAGTTGTGTATCTATCAACATATTTAAAGTCATACTCGATACTGAACGAGATAATAGCCCTTTTACCGGCTACGTACTGTTCAAGTTCTACGTTACGTGTTGTTCTTGGCGTAACGCGCTCAACAAACTCGGTTGCTTTTACTCGATTAATGCTCTCGTCATAACGACGTATCCCTTCATGAAGAAGATCGCGGTAAGCCGCAATCTCTCCAACTAAGGGTCGCCATCCATAACGTCCTTCCATCCACATGCTGTTAAGCGTGTCGATAAAGGATTGGGTCTTATTTAACTTACCCAATTTTCTAAATCTTCGGGTCTCTTGTAAGATGCTCTTAGCCATATCATGCAGTGCACGAGATGGTTTGAGACACAACTTTGCAAGTTTGCGCAGTCGTAACATCTGAAGAGTTTCCTTAGATTCAGCGGCAGTAACAGAGCCCTGAACCTGGCATCGATCTAATTTTGCATAAGCACGCAAAACAGACCGGTTCACAGAGTTGTCATTAAATCCATAAGCACCTGTTGAAGTTCTACCAATGGGAAACCAAGGGTAAAATTCGTCAGGGCCTACGTATCCAATAACGTCATACAGAGGAAAGTTCACAGTTTGGGCGCGTACAAAATCGCCTTTAACTGATACGCTAGTCGAATACCGACCATCGTTCTTTGTTTGTAGAGACCCCCAAAAGGGGCGAGCCTCTACCCTCTGCAATGCATTTTTCTTAGAGATACTATTAAGATAGTTACTCTGATCTGGCACTAACCATGTACGTGCGTGCGTCAAAGACGAGCGCGTTAACCCAGTTATCCCGCTTGTGGGATAACTCACAGAATAGCCGGATGTTGTCGTACCTGACAAGTCAGGAGTCTCCGGTTTTTCTATCCTGTGTCGAAATGAGGGTATTGGTATAGCCATATGCATCTCCATAGTTCAGCTTAGCTGATCAATGCG